CTCCAACAATCATTGAGAGAGTCCCTGCCTCCCAATTACCACCAGCCCTGTATACGAGAGCCTCTCCAAAATCCGGAGAACCGACATTTACATTTGTTAAATCACCAAGATCAGCATCAGTGCCTAGGAAGGTTCTGGAGTTAGCAGTGGTATCAGCGACCTGAACGGCTGCTGCTGCTGTAGCCGCTAAATCAGTTTGTGTACCAATTAAGGATAGACCTGTAGCAGCTAAATCAGTCTGTGTGCCGATTAGAGATAGACCTGTAGCAGCTAAATCAGTTTTTGCATTGATTAAGGATAGACCTGTAGCTGCTAAATCAGTTTGTGTGCCGATTAGAGATAAGCCTGTAGCTGCTAAATCAGTCCTAGTGTTAATCAAAGATAGGCCTGTAGCAGCTAAATCAGTCTGTGTACCGATTAGAGATAAGCCTGTAGCTGCTAAATCAGTTTTTGCATTGATTAAGGATAGGCCTGTAGCTGCTAAATCAGTTCTAGTGTTAATCAAAGATAGACCAGTGGCTGCTAAATCAGTCTGTGTACCAATTAAAGATAGACCTGTAGCAGCTAAATCAGTCCTAGTGTTAATCAAAGATAGACCTGTAGCAGCTAAATCAGTTTGTGTACCAATTAAAGATGCTCCTGTAGTCGCTAAATCAGTTTTTGTATTGATTAAGGATAGGCCCGTAGCAGCTAAATCAGTCTGTGTACCAATTAGAGATAGACCCGTAGCAGCTAAATCAGTTCTAGTGTTAATCAAAGATAAACCAGTGGCTGCTAAGTTAACATTCGTGGCGTAAGCAGCAAGATCAGTGGCAACGGTTATATCGGTGCCATCTACCTTAGGTGTCGTATCAAATGAAGCCGGGCCAGTAACATTAAGGCCAGTAACATTAAGGCCAGTAACATTAAGGCCAGCTTGAGCCTCAGGGGCTTGAGTAAATATAAGTTTTGGATTTACTGTAGTATTAGCTGTTCCCTGTGTCGGGACGAACTGTAAAGAGGATAAGCAGAATTGAGTACCATTCCAAGCATATACTTGAGCCTTAGCAGTAACCTGATCATTACAAACATTCCCCAGAGAACTTAAACCACAACTAGCTAAGTCACCACAAGCAAACGATCCTCCCCCTCCACCAGCGGGAAAACTTATTGTAGACGGAGCGTATACAAACGTACCATCCCCAACAGCAGAGAAAGCTAAAACCTGTTTTTCATCTGGAGCGTGGTTAGTCGCTACATCATCCAGGTCAGAAGTTTTTATATTAAATTCCGATAGGCCCGAAGGATTGTTACTACTGTCGTAGCTTAGAGCTAAGGGAAGTCTGTTTTGTATAGTCACTAACTACCTCCTTTAGCTCTTGTATTGTTCAGGGTCTTTCTCTTTGTCTTCGTCCTTACCATTCAGATCTTTTAACAGATCTTCAATGCTTGAAAGCACGCTTGTTAGATCATCCTGATCCATTTCTTCAGGTTCATCCTCTTCGCTTTCATCCTCCTCATTCTCATCGTCTTGAGGGTCTTCATCTTTAGCTTCTGCTTCTTCTGCTTCAGCTTCATCCTTTACCTCTTTTGCGATATCATCAGCGTCTTTTTTATCGTCCTTCATAGGGACTTCAGAATCGCTGTCCATGTCATCGGGGACGCCTAAAGGATCCTCACCATCTTCTTTTTCAGAAGATTCGCCATCCTCCATATCTTCTTCTTGATCCTCGATCTCCTCAGCAGCTTTTTCGACGGCTGGAACGAGCATCTTAAGAACTTGGCCGATCTTGCCCAAATCATCACCAACTTTACTGAAGTCCATGTAATCCATTAATTGAGCTTCGTTTAAAGCTTCAGTGTACCCAGCTTTGTTGAAAATCTCATTAATGAAATCAGAGAGGTCAATAGACTCAGCACCATTCTTTGTACTAAGAATATCAATAAACTCTACAAGCGTCTTTTGAATGACTGAGTCAGCAGGAGCCTCTTTAGCGATTTCGCTAAGAATTTCAGCCTCGGTCATGAGCAGCGTTTGAAAGCTCGGAACCTCATCAAGTTTACGAACATCAATCCCATATTTTTCATTAAGAACTTCAAGGACATAAGACTTGACAGGCTTCTTCATTTCAAATATTTTGCTTGAAAAAGAATTTATATCCTTGGCCTTAGCGTCCACCTCATTCATTGAAAGTGAGTTCTTAATTATGCTCGACAACTGCTTTTTATTCGATAACGCAAAGTAAGGAACGTCCGAGACAACTTGAGCAACTTGATGCCTTATGTTGTCCTCATCACTTTCATAAATCATCGCAGCAAGATCTTGAATTGAGTTGTTGTCAACCCAAATCTTATCAAAACTCTGACGAGCTTCTAAGAGTTCTTTTTGAATCAATTCCTTTCTGCAAAGGTGCTCATATAGGCTCTGCTTTCCAATTGTTTTTACCTCAAAGCTCTTGTTTTCAGCAATCTGCTCAACATTCATCTTAGGAAGATCAAAAGACGTAGAGACTAGAGTGGAAAGTTTAACGCCATTTCTAATACTAGCCGACTCCTTAATCAAATTCTTATCAGCGAGGAACTCAACTAGCTGATCTTTAATTTCATTCACTCGTTGGAACTCAGGAGAGCTAACAATTCTACCTTGCTCACCAAATCGCTCAACCTTCTCTTCAAGTCTCTTTTTAATTCTCTCGTAAGACAGTTGCGTCTCATACATGGATAAGATACGATCAAAAGAACCATCAGCCTTGGTGTAGTCACTTTCCATTAAGTTTGAAAGCATAAGCGAAACTTTCTTGACCGTAGCATCCTCAAAAGACTTTCTATCTTCTAGCACTGAGGCATCCTCTACAACGACCTTAGTAAGTTTAAGAGTAGGGCTGAAGGTGTACTTACCACTTATTACAGAACCACTTTCGGTTAAATAAGTAGCTTTACCATCTTCAACGTTGAAAAGTTCTACGTTTTCTCTGAGAGTGCGAGCTAAGTAGTCACCAATCTTAACAAGATTACTGAACTCTTTTCCTCTATTTTCAATAAGGTTAGTTAACATAGCATATAATTGTTATCAAAATTATTTAGATGTCGTTAGTTGGTCTTATTTATTAAAATGATTTCCTTTCGACATATCTTCCAATAGCTTGAGTAATTCGTCGTCACAATCAGCCTCAATAGCTAGAGATTTCATATTTTCAATATTGATAGATTCGGGTTGTGGTTCAGGGCCTGGAGGCTGGGCAGTTTCAGCTTCAGGTCCACCTGGGGGAGGTAGAGCACCTGCGACAGGAGGGGCTCCAGGGGCTCCAGCCATAGCTCCAGCCAAGGCAGGATCTTTCTGATCCTCCTCAAGACCTTTCTTCATCTCTTGGATTTCATTATCCGAAAGCTGATAGTAATCTTTATAAATCTTCTCCATCGGGAAGATGCCTAAACCCTTCACAGCCTGAACAACTCTGGCTTTCTGCTCATCAGTATCTAACTGCCTCTTTAGAGCCATGTCAGACGGAGCGGGAAGCTTAATTCTTAAGTCATTAATGAGAGTGTTGGGGAAACCCTTAAGCATCAAGTGCCTCTTAGCTAAGGTTTCCAGACCAATCTCAATAGACTTTTGAATTCTTGTAATAACTCTGGCAAACTTAACATCAAGTTGAGCTAAGTTGGCTTTTCTCTCAGGCGTGTTGTCTTTCTCGACAATGTAGTCCTTCGGAATCTTGAGAGCAGCAAGAAGCTTATCTCTGAAGTATTTAACATCATCGACTTCACCAAGATTGTCAGCGCCAGGGAGTGTATCAATTTTAGTGCCAGACCCTCTACCATTTACAGCGATGTAGAAATCTTCATCGGCAGCAAGAGCGTTGTAGTTCTCTTCAATATTGCCTGTTTGACGGTTGTAGCTTTTGTTCTTTTTGAATTTATCCATCTGCTTCTTAATATGCATTTCAGCCTTAGAAGCAGGCAGCGAGCCGGTATCAATGTAGAAGATACGACGCTCAGGAGCACGAACAAGACGATAGATAAGCATCGCATCTTCCATCATCTTCAGGCTCTTGTAGGTAACTCTTGCAGCAGCAGCAACCGATTTGCCGTAAGGGTAGTGTGTTGGGTCAGAGGTATGTAATCTAAAGTGAACAATTTGACCAGGGTCCAGAGAAATCATTCTAGAATCATCTAAAACAGGACCGATCGACCCATAGCTTGAATAATCACTCTTCCTGGGGACCTCTTGTAAGAATCTCTTCAAGTAACCAAACTCATCTTCGACTCTGAAAATAAAGCTAGGATTGAGAATTTTAATTCTTTGAATGCCTTTCTTAGCCGCATTAAGGTCGATGATGGTTTCAATAAACATGTCCCCATACTTAACAACGTTTCTAGAGATGTCCCAAAGATAGCGAGTCATGTTGACCTGATCAAACATGTTTCGGACTTCGCTTTTTACCATCTCATCATCAGTTACAATATCCCAAGGGGTTCCATCAATATTTTCCTGAGTGCAATCGTCACTGTAAATATCAAAGGCAGAGGAGATCTCGGGATAGCCATCCATATCCTCGTATTCTTTGTACCTCTTTTTCCTGTCATTTTCTAGCTGAGGGAGGATGGGGTATGAACTTTTCTCGTAACCAAATGTCGCAGGTATTTTAACTATTTGATTAGATTGGACCGCATCACCCTGTAAGGGTTTGGAGGGAGCGACTTGTTTCCTAGTTATAGGGTTTATATATTGCTGATCCTCAAAGTCTTCTACTTCTCGGGAGAAGAACTTCTTGAAAAACCTACCTACAAGCCCAAACGGTTTATTGTAAGGGGCCTGAGGGTTGTCGAACTGGGTGTAGCCTTCTGCTCCCTCTCTTACTTTCCTATCAGCCATTTAATGTTCTCTTCTGTAAGTTCATCTGTAGATGTCTTCACCTTATATGTATAAGCGTTCTGGATCGCTGGGGGGATATAAGTGCCATCTTCTGTCTTTTCTA